CAGGTATTGAGTTGCGATGTCTTGCTCACTACATGGGAGACCCTAAGTACACCACACAGTTGTTAGATGGGGATATACACTCATACAATCAGCACATGGCTGGATTACCTACTCGTGATAATTCTAAGACGTTCATCTACGCCTTTATTTATGGAGCAGGAGATGCTAAGATAGGTGAGATTGTAGGTAAGGGTGCAGGTGCTGGTAGAGCTCTTAAGTCTAAGTTTATGAAGAACGTACCAAAGCTTGCAGAGCTGATAGATAAGGTTAAACGTATATCTAAGAAAGGCTATCTACCTGCATTAGATGGCAGACGTATTGAGGTTGGTTCAGAGCATAGTGCACTAAACAGGCTGTTGCAGGGCGCTGGAGCTATCATTGCTAAGCAGTGGATTGTCGAAGTACACAATCTTATGCGAGCCAATAACATTACATTCACACAGCTTTTAATGGTACACGATGAAATACAAGCATCTGTAAGACCTGAAGACGCTGAAAAGGCTGGTCAGCTGATGGTAGAAGCAGCACGCATCACTGGCGAAGTATTACAATTTAGGCTACCTATAGCTGCTGAGTACGCAGTAGGGGCTAGCTGGTATGACACTCACTAAGGAGATATAACATGGGTATTTTTGGATGGTTAACAGTTTTGTTTGTTGGATTAAAACTAACAGACTTTATAGATTGGTCTTGGGTTTGGGTTCTTGCACCTACATGGGTTCCCCTATTCATAGCACTTGTTCTGTTCGTCTGTGCAGGGTTTGTTTCAGCAGTACAAAGATAAAAAAAGACTTGACATGGATGTCTTATTAATGATATAATATATGTATAGACTGAAAAGACTATATAGACTAATTTAACCCTAGAGGATAATTAAATGATTAAAGTAAAAGCAACCGTAATGTACCCTTACCTAAACGTAGCTAATGACCGTTTCAACCCTGATAACCCTAAGTATGAAGTAACTCTTGCTAACTTATCTGAAGCGGCTCAAGAGGCTTTAAAGGGTCTCGGTGTTAAGGTTTACGAGAAAGACGGTATGGGATTCAAGATTACCTGTAAGTCTATCAACTCTATCCGAGCTTATGATGACAAAGGTGGTGAGATTGACGGTTCAATTGTCGGTAACGGTTCAGAAGCTATTGCTATTATCGACACCTACTCAAACAAGTATGGTAGCTTCCCACAGCTTAACAAGCTAACAATCACTAAGCTTGAAGAGTACGCAGCAAGTGGAGGGGTTAACGCAAGCGCAGCGGCAGACTTAGATGTACTATGATTGCCCTGCTCGATAGTGACATCTTCATCTATCGGGTTGGTTCTGTAAAGACTATTGAGTCTGAAGAGCATGCTAAAAGAAAGATGGACAACTTCATGTTTAACTTGTTATCAATTGATTTGATAGATATATTTGAATGGGAGTTGTTCCTCACTGGTAAAGGTAATTTTAGGCACGACATAGCTGTCACTCAACCTTATAAGGGCAATAGAGCCGACACAGCAAAGCCTGAATATTACCACCAGCTAAGACAGCATCTTGTAGACAAATGGGAAGCTAAGGTCATCGACGGCATGGAAGCTGACGATATGTTAGCAATTAGGCAAGAGGAAGATGATGAAACAATGATTGTCACTCTTGACAAGGACTTAGACCAGATAACAGGATGGCACTACAACTTTGTATCTAAAGAGAAATACTTCATAGACGAGAAGACAGCCCTGCTAAACTTCTACATGCAGTTTCTCACAGGAGATAGAGTTGACCACATACTAGGTGTCAGAGGAATAGGCAAGGTAAAGGCTAGGAAGCTACTGGAAGATAAGAGCGAAGCAGAGATGTGGGACGTTGTTGTAGAACACCTAGGAATGGATAGGTCTATTGAGAACGGACATCTGTTATTCATGTTACGCACAAGAACAGACAGCTTCATAGACTATTTAGACAGAAGAGGGCTTAGACGTGAATAAGAAATCACACTGGAAAGGCGCTAAGCCCGACCCTGAAACGTACTACGGATTCCTGTATATAATAACCAACATGCTTACCGGCAAGAAGTATATAGGCAGGAAGTTCTACCACAGATGGTCAAAGCGTAAGAAGGCAGGAGAAAGTGACTGGAGAAGCTACACAGGCTCTTGCGCTCCTCTTACAGCAGATATAAAAGAGTTTGGTAAAGAGAACTTCAGGTTCAGGATATTCAAACAGTACAAGTATAGAGGTAACGTAATGTACTATGAAGCCCACTACCAGCACCGTTACAATGTACTCACAGAACGAGACGAGAATGGTGATAGAACTTGGTATAACGGCAACATAGGCGCAATAAAGTTTATCCCAAAGATAGAGGATTGATTATGAAGCAAGAGAATGAGAACATGGTAGAGACAATCAAGACCTACAGAGTTGCTAACGGACATGTAGTTCAGATTAAGTGTGTTGGTATCGAAACTGAAACAACCTTCGTAGTCTCTAAAGATGATAGAATAGAGTTAGCTATCCCTGACTTTGTTAAGAAGGTATTGGAGAATAAGCGATGATATCAGACACAGGCTCTGTATCCCATTGGGGAGTACACCACTATCTAGCTCAGGAACAAGAAGAAGAGGCTCGTGACAACGTACCTAAACATTATGATAAAGCTATCCAGCCTTGGGACTATATGGAAGCTAACCTGACTAACGAAGCCTTCAAAGGCTATTTAGTCGGTAATGTTATTAAGTATGTATCACGATTTGAAGATAAAGGAGGCGTTGCAGATATTGATAAGTCTATTCATTACCTGCAAAAGCTTAGAGAGGTGTACCAATGTTAACGCTCGAGGAGCTCAAGGAAGAGTTAGAGAGGGTAGATGAGGTAACGCTTATTGAGACTTTAGAGCTGAATAGCAAGATGATAATTGATAAGTTTGAAGACCACATCATAGACAACTTTGATAAATTACTGGAGATTGTATGAAACTTAAGATAGATACTAAAAGAGACAACCTCTTATCTGCTCATGGACGTAAGCTAGTAGAGGACTTCTACTTGGTTGAGGGTGAAACAAGTGCTCAACAGGCTTATGAGAGGGCTTCTATAGCCTATTCGGGCGGTGAACAAGATTTGGCTCAACGTATCTATGATGCTGCTTCAAAGGGCTGGTTCATGTTCAGTAGTCCAATACTGAGCAACGCACCTAAGCAAGGACAAACAGCAAAAGCACTACCTATTAGCTGCTTCCTAGGTTATGTTGAAGACACTGTAGAAGGGCTAATAGAGCACCACGCAGAGACAGCTTGGTTAAGTGTTAAGGGTGGTGGAGTAGGTGGACATTGGTCGGATGTCAGAGGTATAACTAACAAGTCTGTAGGTGTCATGCCGATGCTTAAGGTAACTGATGGGCAGATGACAGCTTACAAGCAAGGAGAGACACGTAAAGGTAGTTATGCAGCCTATTTAGACATAGACCATCCTGACATTATAGAGTTTATTAACTTCAAAGTCGCTACAGGCGGGGATATACACCGCAAGTGCTTTAACCTGTTCAACGCTGTTAACGTAACTGACAAGTTTATGAAGGCTGTAGAGGATGATTTAGATTGGGATTTAATCTGTCCGAATAAGAAAGAAGTTGTTAATACTATGAAGGCTAGAAAGGTATGGCAGAGCGTATTAGAGGCTCGGTTCAGAACAGGAAGCCCTTACATTAACTTCATTGACACAGCTAACAAGGCTTTACCAGAGTTCCAGAAACGTATGGGATTAAAGATACATGGTAGCAACCTTTGCAATGAGATTCACCTAGCGACTGACAAGGATAGAACAGCCGTCTGTTGCCTGTCTAGTGTCAATCTTGAAAAGTATGACGAGTGGAAAGACACTACGATGGTAGCTGACTTAGTTACCTTTCTTGATAATGTATTAACAGGGTTTATTGAAAATGCGCCTGATAGCTTTAGCAAGGCAACTTACTCAGCCTATAAAGAACGGAGTATTGGTATTGGTGCTATGGGGTTTCATAGTTACCT